AAACTTTTTCTTTGCTTTTTCTCCTCTAAAAACTTCCATCTCTTCGGCAATATCAAGAACCTGCCCCGCGTCTAGTTTCTCCTGTAGCTCAATCAGCCTTTGAACCAGCCGCCCCAGCGCAAGCTCTTCGTCCGCCTCCAGGAGCGGATACCTGCCCACCTCATTGAGGTAGGCCTTGAGACTCGGGTCGCTCTGCTTCACAGGCGGATGCTAGCTCCAGCCAGTGAACTTTCCACTCGGCCTGCCATTGGTGGCGATGGATGAACACCATGCCAAGACCGTAACACACCCATTGCCAATTGTTCGCAGGGCACGGCGCCTCCAGCCAAACGCGAGTATTGTTGGACACACGCCTGCTATCAATGAATCAGCATCATTATCGCCAAGAAGACCAATTTACTGAGGCGAGCAACTCAATGAAACTGAAGCAGCTCCACCGCAATGGAGATTACACGGGGTTACTGGAGTTTGCACTGCTATTGAATCACCAGGCCTGTTCTGGCAATAGCAAAGTAAGATGGATGATGAAAGAGGTTCTTGACGCAACAAGGCCTGGCAATACTGAATACCAGATTCCAGAGGAACTGAAAGAAGATCTTGAATCGATGGGCTGGAGGGAAGGCTAACCCTTGCTCGGTTCGACCGTGGGGCAATTGTTGTATCGCCCCACGAGAGAATAACTTTTTTCCGGGGGCTGAGACATGTCACCAAAAATCATTTGCCCGATAGGCATCCCATGCCAGATGAGAATTGAGTGATGCTGTCGGACAGAGTGAAGCTCAAGTGTAAGGCGGCTATTGTTCCAGCCCGCATCACAGAACCCAGCGAGAACATGAGATATTCCTTCACGCCCCCGACTGCTTTTTAGCGCGAAGAAAGCACAGAGCGTATCTGGTATGTTGAAAAGTTCAATTGTGTGGGCGAGGATAAATTGTTGAGGCACTAAGAGGTAGGGATACTGCCTGCTTGTGCCAGCAATAGAGACTCTTTCAAGGTCTGGCGAATATGGTGTTTCCACCATAATTTCCGCCCCAAGGCGGACATCGATGGAGCAGGGGCCGATGAGTTCATCGAGATAGTCTTCAACAAGTTTGTTCTCCTGGCACTGTTTTCTGATCTGGGCGTCACTAAGAAAAGCCATTGTGCCTAGCGTTGGTCAAACAGAGTGCATTCTTCCGCAAATCTACCACCTGCCTCCGGGAAATCAAAAGCGCAAGATCCATTTTTCCAATTGGAACAGGAATCATGGCATGTGAGTTGCTTTTGAGATGCGACCTTTCCGCCGGATGAGAAAATCTTCTCAACCTGTCTTGCTTTTTCGAGAAACCGATAATCCGACGAGCTTATCTCGTAAGTTGTTTCTCGATGGTCGCAGTCAGAGTCCCCGCAGCGCCTTCGCCTTCGCTTGACTCCGTTGACGTTCCGACTCTCTATAACTCGAAAAAGATGCTGTCCGCACTTGGGGCATTTTGCAGACTTCTCAAATCTGCTGGTGTCTTCGATCAAGTTCTATCGTCGCAATCGAGTGAGGTATCGGTATCGAGAGGTGCAAACTGCTTCAATGCCTCTTGGGCAAACTCAACGTGCGACTGAACTGTGCGACTAGAGGGGGTGATCCTGGGATAGCTACCAATAAACCATTCGTAGAAGAAGTCTGACAGCTGCTGTTCTGTGGGAAGGTTGTGATTGCTCATTGTGAAACGCGGGCATCGATTACCAAGTCTGATAGATTCGGGGGTTGATAGTTTGGCCCCTTTAGCACTTTTCCATCTTCGCGGCGAAGAGGCTTGCCATCATCGCCCAGTTTACTCATATTGCTTTCAAACACTCGTCTCATCGCCTCGTCCAGGTCGAGTCCAAGATACGCAGCCATTTGATAGCAAACAAAAACAAGATCGCTGAGTTCTTTCAGAAGCTCAATCTTGCTACTAGCATTAAAACTTCTAGCATTGCATTCTTCACACGCAGAGATCACTTCATAGTATTCTTCATTGATCAAGCGTTTCTGCAACTGAAAGCCGGCAATGCTGAAATCATTGCTAAAGCCAAAAGCCTCTCTGAATGCGTGAGCCTGTTCAATAAGTGACATGGTTGAAAACGGATAAAGAAAAGGCCCGATGAATCGGGCCTGAGACTCCCATGACTCCTCTGTTGTATCAGAGGTCCATCTGGTCATCAGTATCGCTGGCGTCATCGTCTTCATCCGCCCACGCAACGATGGTGATGCGCCCAGGCTCGGACTCCACCTTGACCTTGCTGCCGGGCTCAAAGCCGGCCACGCCACTGTGGCGACCACCGACCACGATGTTGCCGTTCTTGCCCAGCTTCACCACGGGGGCGCGGTTCTTGCGGGGGGCGTAGGTGCGAGTGGCTGGGGCCAGGTCGATGCCGTTGGCACGGTTGATGGCCTCGTGGAATGCAGGCTTCTGATAGGTGATCTTTTCTTCACCCGTTTCAGGATCGATCTTCTTGGTGTAGTAACCAGCCTCGAAGGCCAGTTCATTGACGGGGCGCTCGCGATTGGCAAGCACGAAGTCGAGCAGGGCCTGACCAGTCAGGCGTTCGCCCTTGATGACGGTGGCCTTGGGTGCAGCCTCGGTGACTTCAGAGGTCTCGGGGGCTTCGATTTCAGCGGTAGGCATTTCGGTGTTAGCAGAAAGGGCTTGGTCGGTTTCTTCTTGGGTGGGTTTGCGACGAGGCATTTGCCTTTCGTTGGTTACCTGCTAATCGTACAGCATGGGGCGAGACCTTGCAAGTGTTTGGTCACAGGCCCAGTGATTGAATGGCGGCTGCGGCCTTGGCTTCATCAAGACGGGCGACAAGGATTCTTGCCCCCTCGCCATCGCCTTCGGGATTGCAGTAGAGCTTGAGACCTTCATCGAAAACGAGCAAGCAGTCGTCCTCGTAGCAGACTTCTGTCAGCGCATCGCCAACAGCGCGTATCATTTTATCACAGTCCTTGCGTTTTGAATGAAAGAGTGGGGCGTCGGACCTGAGCCCACCCCTGCTGTCAAAGTGGCTTTTGGGGCGTGGCAGGTAAAAGATCGCTCGAAGCATGAAGATCCCCTGCCTCGACCAACCCTTGGGCCTCATCAGGCGTCCCATCTGAGACACCGAATACCTCCACTCGCCCAGCCCCTTGTCCTGCTCGACCATGTTGACGATGGCCTTGGGCCTGCCGTCTGAGCCCTTGACCACTCGCCCAAACGCTGTCTTGCTGCCCTGGACGGCCGGGGGGCCAGCAACGAAAAACTCGAAACTACTCGTCGCTGTCTTGAGAAGGGTTGATGACAACATGGTGTTCGAGCGCTTCGTTGATCTTGTAGATCTCAATCAGCTTAGCAATCAAAACACGATTCTTGAGCTTGTCCAGCCTGGAGTTCAGTTCTCTGGCAAGCTTTTCGACTTCTTTGTAAGTGGGATACTGGGAAAGTCTTATTGATTTGAGTCTTTTGGGCTCTATTATGTATCCTTCTTTTTTGTAGGCCTCTGGAATTGATTCGTATTTACGCCCCGGCCCTATGTCTTGCAGGATTTCGGGGTGCGTGTCATACATCTTTTTCATCATGCCGTAATACCTATTCTTTTTATCGGCTGCCCACTTCATTTCGTTCAGCGCTGTCATCAGGCGCCTGTACTCCCAGTAGGGGGCGGGAAAAGCAAAAGACTCCGGGTCTTCTTTTCTCAGCCAGTCAATAAATCTTCTGGCGTGCTTCTGTTTTGAACTATCTCGTGATTCCAGGTGGGCGCAACAACCTAAAAAGTCTGGCAAATCTCTAATGCCAAGCCCATAGTGGTAGTTGAAAAAGAAATCCTTTATGCCACTTAGCTTAACTTCCTTGCCTTTGATGCTTTTATAGCCTCTATAGATTCTTTTTTCAATTATCTCGCCCATCACCTCAAAAAAGAATGGGGATTTTTGCTTTGCCATGACAGATGGCAGATGCAACCTTGCAGTTGCTACAAGTCTCGCCCCATAAAAATCGTCATTCTTGTCCTTTAGCATCGCCCAGGATCAGGTCAAGCTTGCAATACAGGTGATCAAGCGATCCATCGTTTACGATAACACGAGAGAAGCCATCCCAATGATCAAGCTGCCCCTCGGAGGAGTGATTTTCGCTATTTTCTACGCCGGGACGAACAACCTTCCACACTTCCCCGCCCATTTCCCTAATGGTAGCTGCCTCGTTCGGGAATCTTGCGTCGTCTGCAACTATGAGGCTCCCGCAAGATTTCACTTTCTCCTTCCAGCAGTTAATCCAGAAATCCTGATCTAGCGTATTCCGCCCCCACTCAGTACCAAGTGTCTGCATCAGAGTTCTCATTCTGATATTGATACCTGGAACAATAAAATCTTTTTGCTTGATGATTTCGGTCGCCCGTGCTGGTGTGTACCCAAGATCAACCAATAGCGCTCTAGCCATTCCCTTCAGAAAGCGAGCAAAGGGAACAACGCTGTAGCCGTAATCTTCTAGGCAGGTGGCAATAGTTGATTTACCAGAGCCGGGGGCGGGGCTGTAAAGACCGATAACCTTGGGGAGCATGAGATTACTCTTCTGTGATAAGTTTAACTGTCCAGGGATTTACATTGTGATCAACAATTCCGGGACGACCCAAAAACCTGAATTCCATCTTAGGTGAATCGCAAAGCACGGAATTGTCTCGCAAAAGCCAAAGATAAGCCTCCAGGCCAAAAATCCACGACTTTGGCTCAAGACCAAGATCAATCGCCCACTTGACCTCCTCGCGGGCAAGTCTCATTGCATTAAAATCTTCCATGAAAGTAAAATAGTATTTGAAAGCCCTCCTGTTACAGAGGGCTTTTCCTGGACTTACAAGCTTATTTTCTTGATGTCGCCCAAGTAAGCCCGACCGGGCCCGGAACTGCGACACTCTCGGAAGAGACCGCTGGCTTGCACTTTGGCCTGTCGATCTACCGCTTAGCCCGAGCAGTAGAGGCGTTGGTGCGCGGAGAAAAAGCCCCTCGTCGGACCTCCATGCTCCAGGGGGCGTTCGCTATGCCAGGGGCGGGTCAGAAGGGCACGGAGTCCTCATCTTCCTCGTCAGAGGGCGGCAGAGGTCGCAGAGGGGCTGCAGCATCCTTCAGAGCGGGGTTGGGCGGGATAGAGAAACTCGATCCCGTCATGTAAATCTGGGCATACTTGGTCCCGTCCCGCTTGGTCTTTTCGGTTGCCATCGAAATCATGCCAGCAACCGTTACCTGATCGCCGTCATTGATGTACTTTTCGATGACACCCATCTTTTTGCCATAGAACTTGGCATTAACGTAGAAAACGTTTTTGCCGCCTTCACCTTTGCAGCGAATGCCGATGGAGATGGAGTCTCCGTAGTCGCCGTTTTCGATTTTGGGCTTACCGGAAACATACCCGGTAGCAGTGAGAGAGAGCATTGTGTGTTTTGCGAGAGTGTTAGATAGAAAGCTCTTCAGCTTCTTCTTGTACGGGGCGAGGGAGACTGCAGCCAATGAGTTCGCAGTAAGCGGCAAATCGCTCAACAAATCCAAGCACTGCCTTCTTCAGATCGTCCCCGTCCAGGATGTGGAGCTGAGGTTCTCTCCAGTCGTAACAGACACAGATTACACCACGCTCGATCAAAGTGTCAAGTTCGCCATTCCTGACCCCAATATTGTGAGCCAGGGCATAGGCCCCGATCTGAAGGAAAGCATCTTTGTACTTGGATTTTGGCTTGGTTTTTTTGCCCTTTTCCTCGCTCTCGTACTCTTTGTAAGATCTCACCGTCTTCCAGTCCCACATAGAGTATTTCTTTCTGAACATAAAATTTGCATCTTTCGTCCCTGCGTATCCGTGTGGGCAAAAAACAACCTGCTCAAGATGCGCATCCTTTCTGCCCTCGTTCTCTGTTTTTATCTCTTCCAGCAAAGGCGCTAAATACATCAGGTATTCATTGATGTTATATCTTACAATCTCTTCGTAGGTCGCCTCATCTTCATGCCCCGCTGTCGAGATACCTAGAAGAGTTGCCTCTATCTCAGCGTGAATAATTTTGCCCCTCCTCTGAGCCCTGATAACTATCTCCTCCCAGTCCGGTTCATTCCTTCGCCAAAACTGAAGCCCCTTCTCTTTGGAGGGGTCGAACATTTGACTTGTCGCCCCCAGCACAAGACTGACGGAGGCGTACTCCTGTTTGTCTTTGACGTAAAAGCCTGAAGCGGGGTGAACCATCTCTGAAAAATCGGCTAGGGTTTAAGCAAATGACTGACTCAAATGCAGTCCACGATCGAGGAAACGGTTCTTGTCGATTCTCGCACTCTTCGCTCTCGATTCAGGCAAAGCATTTTTCAGAATTGGAATTACAAATGCGCTTACTGTGGTGAGCCTGCAGAAAGCCTTGACCACGTTCAGCCGAAAATGAAAGGAGGGCTGACCGTTGCCAAAAACTTAGCACCCGCCTGCCTTTCCTGTAACAGGAAGAAGGGACATCGAGAGGTGTTTAGTTGGTGGCGAGAGCAGCCCTACTGGTCTGAGACTGGGCAAGCCAAGTTGATTGATTGGCTTACTGGTCGAAATTGATCATTTCACTCTGCCGGCCTCTGATATAGGCAGCGGAACCAGTCCATCCGTGGGAATGTAAACCACAGTTTTCTCGCCTTGACCATTCTGCTCTTGCAGGCCCTGAATATAAAGCCAACGAAGGTAGGCATCGCTGCTACCTAATTCAGCCTTCAGGGCGGCGATAGCCTTGGCACTACCTTCGGCTTTTGTAACTTCTGCCTGGGCTTCAAGCGTTGCCGACTCCTGCTTGGCCTTGGCTTCGAGCACTCGAACCTGGCGAGTGCTCTCAGCTTCCATCAGGGCGGCACGACCAGAGAGGGTGCGGTTGTAGACGCCGAGCTGGGGAAGCCCCCACAGAACAAAAGCCAATGCAGCTGCAATGCCAGTGCTGGACAAAATAATAGTAGTTCGATTCATTGTTTAAGGTTTTGAATTGTTGGAGTTGATGCAAGCCGGGGGCGGAGGAAATCCCGGCAATCGATAGTCCCCGTCGAAGCGCGGGCGAAGGTGAATATCGCCCTCCTTGGGCACGTAGGCGCGAACATCTCCATAAACGCAATCCCGAAGCCTTACGCCATAAAGGCGAGCTAGCCGAGGACCACCAATAAAGTGCTCATCGCCATCGTTCTTACTGCGTATGTAGCCTGGGTGCAAGACATACCTAGCAGATGTCATAACCCCATCTCCACGGCTTTGTGTTTTTCGACAAGGCCAAGGATTTTCGTTGCCTGCTCTTCGTTGAGATACTGCTCTACTCGTACTTTCACAGCTTCACCAGCATCAACCATGATGCAAATACTTACCACGCCCCCACCAAGCCCAAGGGCCTTGACCAGGCCCTCCGCAAAGTCGCCATGCCCCGTGACAAAAGTATTCCTGGGGCGGGACTTGTAGCTCTTGGGGGCGTAGACAAATTGAATTGCAATAAGCGCCGGAAGAGTAAGAGCTAGGCAGCAAATCGCATACTGAAAGGTATCAACCATCACTCCTCCTCATCGCCTTTGAACAAAGCAGAGGCTGCGCGTTCCAGGTCTTCAATTTTGTCCTTGGGCTTGGCAGTGGTGGGAGGCTGCAGAATCTGTTCGTTTTTGCTGTTCTTGCCAGCATTGAGCTTAGCAACAAGATCCTCGTTCGCAATCTTGTATGCCTGAGCGGCCTTCGAGTCAGCAATGGTGCTGAAGGATTCAGCCTTGCAGAGCTGCAGGAATGTCTTCTCGCCGAAAGCCGTAAGGCCCAGCTCCTTCATCTTCATCTCCAGGTCTTGCTGAATGGGCGCCTGGCGGGCCGGGGCGACCGAATCCCCAGGGGAGTAGGTGCGCTGCTTCTTCGGGGCGGGGGCGGCCTTCTCGGGGGCGGTGGAAGCCTCCTTGGGCGCCCCAAGCGTGGCGTCCAGCTCGTCGTGCTCAACGATCTCCATGGCCGTCACCCAAAGATAGCGACGCAAGTACGTTTGTACTGCGCCCAGGTTCTGAATGTCATGAGCCCCCTTGAGAGCAGCAGAACTCATGGGGCTGCTGATTACAACATTTGCGTCGTCGGGGGCTTCTACATCAATAATCGTGAGAGTTGCGGCTTCCGCCCCATAGCTCACAATTCCGCACAAACCAGTCTGGGCAAAGATTTCTTGCACTGTTGGCAGGAAGTCGCCAAGCTCAAAGTATTTGTAACCTGCAAACTTGTTGTGCCCGGTCTTTTTCAGCTCACGCCGCTGAAGCCCGGTACGGGCCTGGTTGAGTTTCGAGTAGACGTTGGCCATAGGTTTCTGGGTGACCGAGGGACTATAGGATGATGGCGCCCCCTCCTGATCCACAAATTAGGACCATTGGCCCCATCTGTCAAGGGCAAGAGATATGCACACAAGAGGAAGCACCAATCTGAATCGAATCCTTCGTGTTACCGCCCACCTGCTTTACGAGAAGGGGCAGGACGTAAGCGAGGTGCATGGATTGATGCAGGGTTTTGTTGACAGGTCCATGCTGCAGAAATGGTACGAGGCCTACTGCTCGCATAACGGACTGCCAAACGACGTGAACAGAAGCAAAAACAAGTACCGCCTTCCCATGCCGCCCATCAGCTGGGACGACATCACGGTGGAGGCCCTTGAGGAGCGAACACAGTCTCACGTCGATTGGCTCTGAGCCATGCCCCCGGCTATGGTGAGGAATGCCGACCCGCTAGCCCCAGTCATGGCATCAGCCCTCGCTCTTGAAAGCTACAGCAACCAGGGCGAAGAAAAGGAAAAGAAAGTAAGCAATACGATTCCCCCAACCATCAAAGAACTCTTCAGGGATCTTGCTGAGATCAGAAGGGTTGCACTCGTTGAGTCGCCCCAAATCCTTCCTCTGATCGCTCCCTCCTTGATCGAGGCCGAAATTCACATCAGGCAGCTCTGGGCTGCACAAATGTAACTATCATGGCTGGTCAGAGCAGGACATCTCGCTACTACTCTGAGAATCCAGAGGCTAGGCGCAAGAGGAATGCGTATCAGCGCAAGTACAACAAAAAGCCTTCTGTCAAGAAGGCTTCCGAGGAAAGGTGGAGCGAAAGGAAGAAGCGGGGGATCGCTGGCAAGGGCGGGAAAGATCTCAGCCATACCAAGGATGGGCGCATGGTGCTTGAAAATCCCCGGACTAACAGAGCGAGAAATGGGAGTGGGGGCAAACCCAAAAAGAAGTAGACGCGAGTCTCTTTCACTAGATAGGTAGACTCACAAGGAACTAAGGGGGATTCTCCAGATAGTGATCTGTCTCCGTTAGGCTTATACTTGACAGCGCCTCTATGGAATCAAAGATCGTTGACCAATAAGCAGAGAGAGAGCGTATTGCTTCTTTTTGTTCGATGAAGCTGCCGTCTTCTTTGCCTTCAAGATCATCCAGGAATTTGGTAAGCCTTCTTTCGCATCGTAGAAGAGCAACTTGACCAAGCTTCAGCGTTTCGGCGAAGGAGAGATCCAGGTTCTCCATCATGCTTACAACTAGACTCAGTGAAGCAGTTGCTTCAAAAATTTCTGGGTCGTCTAATTGCTCCTTGAACTCATCATCATCACTGAGATAGCTGTTCATCTTGCGAAACGCAAGTTGCACTTTCAGTGTAACAGGTGGCGGGTCGCTTCCATGCAGAGCTATGCGACCAGAACTCGTTGGCCCTCACTCCTCTCCAATTCATGAGCATCCCAGGCTGATTCTTGCCCCAGCGCACCATCCCGTGAAGATCTGCATCTTCAAGAGTCGGCAGTCTGCTGTTGATCCAGGTACTCACTTGAAACAGTCCTCAATCATTTCAGCAAACAGCAATGGAGATGCCTGTTTAAGACCTTTCTCGTGAAGATCTTTAAGCATTTTGGCTACGGCTTTGATTCCAGTGTCAACACCAATTCGAGCACCAATTCGAGTAGCGTCTTTGTTGACTTTCTCAAGAGCAGCACTGGCGGTTTCGTGATACAACCTGATCTCCGCTCTGATTCCAGATTCATGGGCTTCCATCTCTGTCAACAATGAGCAGGAGAGGTTGTCAATCCTGGCGTTACAGCTGTCCGCCCCACAGTTGCAATCTTCTCCCTCGCTCTCGTTTGAGCATCCACCTGGAGACTTGGGGCAGGAGTACCAAGGGTCTTCACATTCACGATGAGAACGCTTACCTGCTTGAGCTAAGTCCTTAGCTAAGCTCTTCAGCTTATTGTTCATTGATCTCTCTCGTTCATTTTTTGAAAAGCTACAGCCAGTAAATCGTTCACAGACATTGATTCCGCTGTTCTAAATAGTTTGTGAGCTTCTTTCAGCGGGAGTTGTTCCATCTGCCCGCATCGAATGCGAAGATCTAGGGTTATCGATCTGCCTATTGACATGGAACGCGGATAGCGATCCCCGTAGCCCGCTATATCAATAGTGTTTTCGCGCATTTCGCACTGAAGCTCAGTAACGTCAAAATCATCGAAAAACAAACAGCGATCCCAGCTCGGCCACTCAATAGCAAGCCTGCTGCCATCAGAAAGCAACAGGCTTTTGCCACTGAAAGAACTGCAAAGCGCGGCCATCAGTAATCAAGCATCAGGATTTCCTGCTCGCCCTTCTGAACAAGAGAGGCAAGATCAGCTTTGGCCTTCTCCAGGAGAACCTCAAGGCGGCGAATCTCGCGAAGTCGTTCTTGAATGATCAGCTTTGCCTTGTTGCGCTCGGCAGACTCGAATTCAGCAAGAGCTTCATCGAGGAGTTGCTGAGACTTGGGCGAGAGAGAAAGCGTGCTTTGGACTTCGGCGATGGAAGAAATGGGAGTCATTTGATTGATTGATTGATTGATCAGTTGCTTAAAAGTAGTCGGGATGCTTTGCCCACTGCCCACACCAATTGGTTGCTGGCAGCGGAACAGGCTGATTGTCAAGACAGCAAAGTCGAATCAGACTGGTTGGATGCTCGCGCTTGTAATAGCAGTTGAGGCAATTTTGCTGGTCCGGTGGAACCTCTTCGATTTTCATTCTTTTCCAAGAATTGGTTTGATGGTAATACCATGATCCGGCAGCCTCCAAATCATGGTGTTTGTCTTCCGATCATCAAGAACGTGAAACCTGACTCCGTTATCAAGAATCACGTAATTGCCAAGCCTGGACTTGACAGAAACGATTTCCTCTTCGCCGTCATCGGTTGTAACGAAAGCGGCACTGTCAGGCCGGAACAGCGGCTTCTGCATTGATCCCCTTGGCAGCTTCTTCGTTGTAGCACCAGCAGGACAGCTTCCGATCGTAAGAAACCAGCCCCTTGCGCTTGAGTGCTTTCATGCGGCACTCAACGAGAAAATAGAAACGGGGCGGAACAGAACCTTCTTCTGGCTGCCGAGTGTTGATGGGGAAATTCCGCCCAACGTAAAGAAAAACATCATCAAAAGAGAGGCCATTGCGAGAAAGGCACTCAACAATCAAGGAATCGATCAGTCGGCTTGCTTTGTCTTTGCCCATAACGAGGCGGTTGGTGGACCAACGAATAATGGCACCATCAGCCCCTTCTGTCAACCATTGGCCGCCAGGCTCGGGTCGGGGGCGAGCAATGAAAGCTGAGTAGGCTTTTGTAGCTTTGGTTTTCGAGCTTTAATTTTCTTTTTCTCGCCCCCACCAATCTCTGGGGCTTCCGTAAAGAAAACCGCTTCTATGCCAGGTATAAGAATTTGATCACCTCGGAAAAGCTTAATCTTGCTCATGATTTTAAGACAGAAATAAATTACTTTTGGTTGCGCCCTAGCCCTTTCTTTTTCTTTTTGTCGAGGCTGGCTTCCCACATTAACTCTTTTTTCTTCTTTTTGGGGTTGTTGACGCAATCGAGAAAAACTTCATCATAGCCTGGGGGCGACAAATCGTATCGGACGCTGAAGATCGCTGTCCAATTTGGGGCAGGAGAGATTTTCGATCGCTCTTGACTTTGCTCTGGCATTAGCTTAGTGTAGAGTCCCTGTTGGTTCCCCTTTTCGAGCCAAATCTTAGCATGATGACGGAAGAAGCAAACAAAACCAAGGTGGAGACCAAAAGGCACTCCCTGATGACCGTGAAAATGCGGATCGAAGAGGAGACTGCTGTAAAGATCGCAGCAATGAAACCGCGCACTCTTTCAATGAGCACTTTTTGCGCCCTGCTTGTTGAGTACGGATTCGAGAGGTGGGCGAAGGCGAACCTGGCCGGTCAAGAGGAAGGCTGAACCTGCGCTTCCTCCGTGCCCTGTGAAGGGGCCTGAACCGGTTCCCCCAGGAATTGCCGCCTGAAGTGCTCCAGGTCCCCCTGTAAGCCCTTAAGCAGCCCCCTCATCTGCTGCAGCCTGCCCCTAATCGCCCCCAACTGCTTGATGTGAATTCTGTTGAGAGAGAGAAAGTCTTCCAGGTTTTCACACAGCTCGATCAACTTGTTACCAAAGGCTTCGACGCAATCAATTTCGTCGGGGGCGAGAGAAAGCAAATCTCGTGGGGCGAGAAACAAAAAGAAGTTATCTTCAATCTTTCTAAAGGCAAGTATTGCTTTTCTTGCCAGAGCGACCTTCTTTCGGTTGAGTTGGCTTTTTTCTTGGGGCGACAGCTTTTTGTATCTTCCGTCATCTATGACAAACAGATACGAGGTTGCCGAGAAACCCGCGTTATAGGAGATAAGTATCCAAGTCTTGCCAAGGGCCTGAATACTGTCGCCTTTCTTTAGACTGTGGCTTGGGCCGAAGCTATCCCCAGAGTAACACAGAATACTTTCCTCGTTCCACCTGCACTTACTGTCAATGTGCCGGCCGCATATAGGGCATGGGGATTTTTTCGATGAAGCTTTCATCTACCACTGGCGAGACTCAAACATTGCATAGCACTCAGCAGCAAAGTTGATATTACATGTTCCCGTCGCCCCCTTTCTATTTTTGGCAATGGCGTACTCATAAATCATCTGATCCTGTGTTTTATCGTAGTAGTACGGCCAGTAATTAAAGACAACCATGTCAGCGTCCTCTTCGATCTTGCCCGACTCCCTGAGGTCCGAGAGCATGGGGCGCTTATCTGTGCGACTTTCGACCCCCCTGTTTAGCTGACAAACAAGCAGAATATCAACACCAGTACGTGTTGCTGCTATTTTGAACTTTCTCGTTGCCGCCCCAACCGCTAAAGCTCTGTTTTCGGCTTTTGTGGTATCAGAGTCCATGTCCATCAGCGTCAGATAGTCGATTACGACCAAGGCCAGATCTGGATGCTTTCTTTTTTCGGACTTGATTTTGCTAACAACCTGAGAGGCAGTCGTTTCAAAAGTGTTAGTGAATATGAGGTTTTGAGCTATCGGTTCAACTTCCGTATCAAGAATTCGCTGTTCTTGTTTCTCGTCCTTGGCCTGCCTGATGACATGCCCGTAGGTCAAAGGGCTCCCCCCTTCCTCCAGACACCTGAGATAGTCCATGCAGGACAACATCCTTTGACACACCTCGCTATCTGGCATTTCCAGTGTGTAATACAAAACCTTGTAGCTCTTGATTGCAACGTCAAGTGCAAGATTCATCGCCCAGGTCGATTTACCACTGCCGGGGCGCCCCGCAACAACAATCAGCCGCCCCCCTTTGCCCATGTCGGGGTGATTCAGTCCGCCCCCAAGTGAGGCATTGAGCCCAGTGAAGCGAGTTCTGATCACTCGATTATTGATTTTCGGCCCCAGAAACATCTCTTTGGCCGCAATAAGAGGATGAACCTCTTTCTTGTAAACTTCCGCCCCCTCAATCAAATCAACTGCTTGCAGCAGGTAAGAGGTTGCAACCTTTGATTCTTTGATGTTGCAGCTCTTGCTGACAATATCAGCTGAGTTCTGAATATAGTCCTTGACTCTTGAGCGAGAATGATGAAAGTACCAGATAGGCATTATTTTTTCCGCCCACACATCTAGGTCTTTCTCTATGGGATAAGAGGCGATTTGCTCAATGTAGTCTTCGGCAGCTCTTATCTCACAACCGGAAACATCTCTCAGGCGAGCGGCGAGCGTAATATCGTTTGTTGGCGACTGATGAAAGGTCCCATATTCCTCTTCGAGGCAGTCAAACATGTATCTGTTGAATGGGTCCGAGAATAGCTCTCGCCCCTTTAGCATCTCCATGAACTTATCCGCCCACTCCTGCTCTCCAAAAGCAAAACAGAAGTGATTGTAGGCGGCAGCAAGAAAGTGCTTTTCAATTTCACGGGAATCTTGCTGTGATTCAAATTCTTCGAGGTTGATAATGCTCATTTTCAAAAGCCTGCAATGTCCTCTTCAAAAGTGCTAACTATTTGCTGAGTGGAGGGCCTGGTGTTTTGCTCCCAGTGAGGTTTCTTCTCTCTGCCAAATTTGTCCCAATTCTGATAGGTGATTGAGTCCCACTTTTTCTCGCCCGACTTCGATTTTTCAATAGCGGAGTCAAGCTGCTTCCTCACTGCTTCGATGCCGCCCCCTGGGTCCTCAAGTATCCGAACCAAGGAATCAAGCAAGCTGTAAAAAGATCTTTTTGTCTTTACACCCCCTTTGTGATTGTTGAAAAAATCGCAAATGCTTGAAGCAACCGTCGAGAGCTGTGGGGGAATTGTGACACCCTCACTCCCCGAGAGAGTTGCAATAAACTTCCTACTTTTTGCTTTGATGGGCTCCGCTGAGCGCGTGGGGCGAGGCAGTTGATTAGACGAGGGGCGAAGATTATTGGAGACTTCATGTGGCAGTGCCCCCTCCACGCTCAAGAGATAGACACTCTTGGCCCTCTCTTCGGAGTACGCCCTTCTGACGTAACCATTTAACATCAGCCAATACAAAGTGTCTCTTAATTCAGTGGGGGGAAGACCTGACAACTCAACAAGTTCATCACCAGAGATTACCGTAGACCTCTGATTGTTTGCTTTGTTCATCAATATCAAGAACACCCAGATATAATTTCTGTTGTGCTGAAGAAGATTTGCGGGGGCGACAAGAAATCTGTCAGATACAACGGGTACTGTTTTGTTACTCATTTTCGCCCCCACGCTCTTGAATTTCGTTTTCAAGCTCAACTATCAGATCACGCCCAAGCACTGCAAGCTCAAGTTGCTGTTTGTGAATATGGTTTACTCTACTGCCTTGGTCAGAAGCTTTGATTTTCCTGACCGCAAACCTGCAAAGCTTGTCTGATATTTCGTCTGCTCTTCTGGCTTGGTCAACTGTCATGAGCGGATTCAGCTCACTCAAGCGCATCGCTACCAATGTATGGAAGAAGGGGTCCGATGGATTCAAATCTTCGCTGAACAACTGACTTGATTGTTTTGTCGATCTGTTCATCAGCAAGTGAAAGAAAATTTCTAAGTTGACAGTAGCATGAAAACTCTTTGCTGTCAAGTAAATCTAACTGTCGGTAAACTTCATTCATTGCTGGCGTATCCTCTTCTAGCTGAGCTGCTTTGTAGAAAAGATTTGCACGCTCGTCATCAATGTCAGCAATTTTCTTCTTGTGGTTTTCTTTTTTTGACTTGATAGATTGATGCAGTTCAACAAGCTGTTTAAGCAAATCAGTCATCCCCCTCAAGCAGATCTGTTCTAACAGCTATACAATTAAGCTCTGTACCGCCCCTCTCGAACTCATCAAGTGCGGCTGCAATTTCAACAAGAGAGCCAAATCCTATAAGCGGAATAGTCCTAAGCTCTTTTTCACTGGCTTCAGTCAGATCTTCAATTGTTTCATAGCCCGCTCTGAGCAAGGCGTGCAAAGTCCTGGTGCAAAGATTTAACTGCTTAACAGATCGCCCATCGACAAGCTTTACAATCTCGTGAAGGGCGTATTCCGGCTCTATTTCTCCATTTACCCACTGATAAACAATAGAGCGTAGTTTAACGCGAAACTTTTTCATGTTAAAAACAAAAGACAGTGGTGGTGGCTGGCGCGGCTCGGTGGCTAGGGTTGAATCAGTTGCACGAAAACAATGATGAACAGCAAGGGCGGCAAAGGCAAGGGCAAAGGCAAAGACTATAAAAATGGTGGAAAGAAAAAATAGTCATTGAATGTGACGGGGTAGCGGCTTTTGTTCCTTAATGTACGTGCCAAACCCGTAAGGAGAATCTAGTGACTGCAACTGCGCCTTCTCTATCGCATCAGCGAGAGCTGTAATGCGCCGGAACAGCCTGATGCGTTCAGCCAGTACGGCTCGCTCAAGTTCTGGCGGCATCACATCGGGCCTGTCTTGCGCTAGCTGGTCTTCCAGTGTGCGGAACGCAGCGGCGAGCCCAGCCCGTCGTGGATCGACTTTATAGGGATCGCAATCAGCTTGCTCGTAGGCATCCCAAATCACCTGAGCGCTTGAGAGGAGGGGCGTGGTCATCGAATACACTCCAGCGAGGCCAAGCCGCGCACCACAATACCTCCTGAGCTGTAACAGGACATGGACTGGCGGATAGTTAATCCAGAAACTATCAACGCGAAAGTGAAAATGATGGCAATCAGGAGTGCTTCTATTCGGTTCATCGGTTGGCCTCCCGTCGCAGCACTGCAACGCTGAGCCAATGTGCGCTTCCGCGTGCTTCTAGCCACGCCGCCACCTCGCGGATTGCGGCGCACATTTCGCCGGAAGTGGGATCTCTGCCTGACTGCTTATAAACGGCATCGCGCATCCTCTCCATCAACCCGCCAGGCCGGGCCTCGGCGGCAGGCGCAGCCCCCTGCTGCGCTAGATGGGCCTGCCATTTTATCCCGGCATGAAACCCTGCCGAATAGAGCCGGGCCATGGCATCGCCAGACTCTTCATTTGGATCTTGGTTGTCGTTCCAGATGCGGGCTAATTCGCGGCGCGTGATCTCTGGCTCCACCAACCCACCAGGCCGTGCTTCGGCGCTGGCGGCGCGGAGTTCGTCCATTGTGGTGGCGGGCTCGGGGGCTTGCTCCGCACGGGTCTGGTGAGCGGCATAGGCGGCCTCTGGAGTGGGGAACTCCTCGAACGGACTGACGCGGCGAGAGTTACGGACCACCCAGCAGGCCTGCCCGGTTTCCTCTGCTGGTTCCATCAGAATCCTGATGCCGTCACCATCGGCATCGACATACTCCACGGGGAAAAACCCACCAGGCCGGGCCTTGGTGGTGGGGGCGGTGTGCTGCTCCGCCAGCCGGCAGTAGCTGGTGCCCTCATCGCTGCTGACGATGTGGGGGCAGGTGGTGGCGGTTTCCAGCGCCTCGATGCGACTCCCGTGATCGTTGCCAGCTTTCGCAACTGTGCCGACTAACGACAGTAGAGAGGCTTTTAATGCTTCTACATAGGCGTAAAGCTTGTTAATTTCAGCGACCACCTTTTCGGGACTTGCAACGTCATCGCCTGGGTAGGCGCACATTGAAATTTGCTCAGGCGTGATGCTGTGTGATTGAGATTCTTGGTTCATGAGTAGTAGTAGCGCGAATGTCTAGTGGGGTTATTGGGGCACCGGCAGGGCGTCGGGGGGAGTACCTCAACGCGCCGAATCTCTAGGGAATGTGGGCCGTCCTGTGAATACATGGCCAAATAGTGCTGCCCTTCGCTCAGCGCCTGGCTGTATGTCGGGGCAGTGCCACCAGCTTGCTCTGCGTATTCGCTGTCGAACACTGAGAACTCAAACCTCTCACTGGCGCACCCCGGCAACCGCTCGCTCACCAGCGCGGGCTCGATGGTGGGGCGGACGTAGCGGGAGCGATCAGCAGCAATTACGGCGCGGCCAAAGGCAATCAGCAGGTCGTCTAGGGGATCTTCGTCTCCCGCGAATGGCAGGTAGACCTCTTCCACGTCTGGATGAGGCTGGAAAGCCAGGCCAACAGTGATCGCCTGCTTTATTAGCTCTTCATCCGTCAGTGCTTGGGGCTCCGGTCGAGCCAGCAGATCGGTGAATGTTTCTTCCATTAGTTGAAATCTCTAGTGGGTGGGATGAATGAGCTATGGGCTGAATCCTGGTGGCTTGGTGGTCAGCAAAGAGGCGGCATACTGGATGACATTTTCCCACCTCACAAACACCTTTGGCGGTGTTCCCCTGGGTGGAACTTGCTTGACAATCCATCCGTTCTCGGCTGCCTCAATCTGCACAGTGAGATACTCTCCTTTAGTGGTCTTCATTGCGACACCTCCGCGCCGGGCACTGGCAGGGCGTGGTGGGGGAGCAGCCATCCGGCGTCCACCCTTGCCGGGTTGACCATCGCCCAGCTCGCAACCCCACACAGCTCGCAACCCCACCAGCACTCCCCATCAAGGTCACACCACCCCTCGCGTTCCCATGGCCGCTCACTCACCGGCACCGGCTTAATGGTGGGGCGGCCCCAGCGGGCAATGGCGTACTCGATGGCGGGAATCAGGTCTCCATCGCAGTGCTTTTTCTTTATCAGATACCGCGCAGCCGCTCTGATCTCTGCTTCGGTGGCGATCTCCTGCACGCGGTTGTAGTTGGGTGATGGTTTACTCCCCACCGGCTCGGGCTGGGCCAGGGCGTCCAACTCGTCTATGACCACCTCGGCCATCTCTGATGCCACTTCATCAGGGTCTCCGTAATGGCCGTCAACCGTTGCGTCGTGCACGGCCATGTACCCAAAACGGATGCCAGCAGCCACCAAGCGCAACCTCTCATTGCCAGCGTCAATCAACGGCGCCAGCGGCTCGGACTGAGCCAGGGCGGCGTGGGCGCGGTTTACAGCAGCCTGAAACCTTAGGCCATCATTGGTGTCGATTACATCGTTTTCAACTGCCCCCAGCAAGCGCTGCAGCTCGGCGCGGTAGTCAGTCATTTGGTGTCTCCAAGTGGTGGTCACTCACCGGCACCGGCTCGATGGCGGGGCGCCACCTGCTGCCGGGGTGCGACAGAATCGCCTCAGCAAGCGCTGCGGCGCCCAGGCCGTGGCTGCCATCAACCTCACGGATGATCTCAGCCAGCCTCAGGACGTGGCCGACTCTTGGGGGCAGATCATCATCCGCCAAAACTTCCGGCCCCGGCAGGCGCTCAGCGACGGGCACCGGCTCGGGCTGGGCCAGGGCGATGCTCACGTCTTGAATAGCGCTCTCAAGTGGCTGCAGCGTGAAAAAGTCAGGTTTGTAGCTGCCTTCCATAATGGCTGGGATCAAGTCGCGCAGTTCGCCTAGGGCACCAGTCAGCCGCTGGATCAGCTCTCGGGGGGTGGGATTGGTCATTGGTTTCACAGAAGAGGTGGTCACTTGTGGGTCAAAGGAGTAAATCGTCAACATCTTCGATAAATTGCTCTATTTTTTTGTTGACTGGGCCAAAACCCTGATCTTTTTCTTTGCCATCTGTTTGATAAATTGGCCAGTAAGTGTGGAGAACACTACGAAGCTCTCCCTTTGCTCGCTCCCAGGCCATATACCTCATTGTCTCGGCAACGCTGCGATTTGAAATGTCAAACATTAGTTCTCCTCACTTGTGGGTTCAGGGAAGTCGGGGGACATTTGGCAGTGGCTGCCAAAAGCATGGATAGAAGAAGTCGCCGTCGCGGGTTTCCCAGTGGCGGCCAACGGCGTGGATGATGTCGATGGAGTCGTAGTCAGTGGCGAGAATCTCTGTGCCGTCAAGTGGAGCAATGTCAATGAGCTTCCAGTTCATTAGTGCGTTCCACTACGGTGGGTTGATTTGTAGATCGTGTCGGCAAACGCCTGATCCCAGCGTCGCCTTTCGTCGGCGCACTCCTTTTCGTTGAAAAGCTGGTAAAGCTCCAACGATCCAGCAGGAGGCAAGTCCTTGGTGAGATCAAGTAAGTCTTGTAGGTCCATCAGTCTCCTTCAATAGTGTGGTTGGCTTGATTACTCATGACGGCTGAACTCTCCGTGTAACGACTCTCTGAGCTTGCGGACAGCGGCAGCACATTCGTGCTTGCAATCAAAAAGACGTGTCCTGTAGAGCTGGCCTTTGTGCCAGACCTGCCCAGTCCATCTGCCGGTATTTCTTATCTGGCTGACACCCTTGACTCCTGAGGTGCTGTCCTTCCTGATGCGCATGTTACGCATGTTGATCCCAGGATCCGCTTCTCGCAGATTTTCAATCCGGTTGTCCAGTCGATCACCGTTGATGTGGTCGAGCAATGCCACAGGGCTGTTTCCATGCATAACCCATATCAAACGATGCGCAAGATATTTCTTGCGGTTGATCCCGACAAGCCAATAGCCTTCAGTATTAACAGCGCCAGCCCTGGAGCCCTTTTGTGCTTTGGGACCCTTATTGACGCGCCAATACAGAAAACCATCAGCATAGTCAAAGAGTTCACGAAGAAGCTCTATTGACGGCAGTTCGGCTGGGGCTGGCATCACTCGTAGTCCCCCTGTCTAATAGGCAGCGTCAAATAACGCAAAATAGGAATAGATCCAGCCCAGGCAGAATTAAAGTCCTTCAACACCTTGTCGGTAATCCAATAATTTCCGCCCCAGCCATCACAACCAGTTCCGCCGGCATTTCCCCAGAACCACCGCCCAAGGAAGCCGCCTTCACTGGTTATGCGGAAGAAGTGATTGCCCATGCCGCCCCTGTGAACTACCTGCCAATCGTAGCACCATTAGTCCCAGGCAGCAACCCCTAACCCTCTAGCTTTGGAAAAGAGATTCGCTCAGCGACTACCAGATCGCCCTCCCTTCTGAATCTGTAAACGCACTCGCCCTCAGCGGCAAGAAGCTCAAAGCATCTTCCACTGAAACGCATACCGTGAATTACATAGGTGTCAGTCAGTATGTCGTAATGATTTTGTCTCGTCAGCGCCCAGCCGAGCATTTCAACCGGAAACAAAGCAAATCTGATACAGCGAGCCCACCAGGGAAGGGTTACCCCCTCTGGCAAAGAAAAGAAATCACAGATTTGATTAAAAGCTTTTACCCTGAACCTGAAGAAAAAATCTTTTTTCATTGTTATACGGGTTTAGCAGTCCCACTCCGTTTGACGTGGCTCAGCGCCTTGAGAGCGAAGCCAGGGCAAAAGCTTTGAATTAAAGCAGTCGGGACATAGGTCAACCTCGGTGTACTCACCAAATCCGCCATCTGGATACGACATGCCTGTGCGACACTGAACTTTTACATCTTGGATAGCCCAGTTTTCTTTTGTCTCAATCTTTTCTTTGCACAGATCACAAGTTGCTGAAGTCAAAACCTCTTTAACTTGTTGTGGAACGATTGTTTTTTCGTAGTGTTTCATTTGAAATTAACAGAATCGGAGTAGCCATCAAAAAGCACGGGCGGCTTTTCAGCTAAAAGCTTAGCGCATTGATTTTGTAAAAGCTCGATCTCGTGCAAAAGAACATGAATTGTTCCAAGCTGATCAAGGCCAGCTCGAACACAGCGGTTGGCGAGAGCTGAAGTCAAGTAAAACTCTCCAGCATCTTCTACTGTAAAACGAGGTGAATTGCGAGAAGCAGAATGGCTAGTCATCATCAAAAGTGATGGTTTTTAATATCGGTAAGAAGAATTTCTTTCGTTTTCAACAACAAGTCTTTTTCGCCCCCATCAAGAGCCTCGCACAAAGCATCGATTCTTTTTTCAATAATGCTTCTGCAAGTATTCACGGCTTTATTTTGCGATACAAGAGCAACTGACTTGACCGAGGAAATAAACGTAGTAAGAGTTTGAATTTCGTTCTCTGGTGAAAACTCACGAAGAAAGCTGCCTGCGCTAGACAGTAAATCATCTTGATGGCTTCTTACACATCTTTCCCCAAAATCATTAAACCTAAGCCAAAATGCAGAAACACGGTGGCTAGAAACCTCTACAATCTGGCACGTTTTAAGTGGATCTGAATTCAACCTCCAAAGAGAGCCAGGTTCCAGACAGTTGCGATAGCTGTTGAACAAAGTCTGTTCGTCAAAGGAAGATACTTCACTCAGTATGTCAGAGATGGATTTGATTTGAGTCATCTATCAAATAAAGCTGATTTAATGACCGACAGGCACTCAGGGCAAGGAACTTGTCGGCTTTGATTTTCTTCTGAGTAGGCCGCGTGATCTATACTTTGAAAACACCAATCGAAACTAGATACTCTTTGCCCGCACCAGGAGGTCTTCCGCCTGTCAGCGTGCGTGTGCTGAATACACTTGACGTGCTCAGGTCTGTTATTCATGCTTCTGAAATTGCTCAATTTCCTCAACCGTAGTAAATTCTGTTTGACTCTTGTGCCCCTGTAGCATTTCAGATGTCAGGTAGACAAACTTATTCCACTCACAGAAACGCTTGCTAATGTTATTTTCTTTCATCCAATGTGTAAAAGCCCAGACATGACCGAAATAAGGCTTGCCATCGCCCCAGGACATTTCCACCTCGTCAAGGGTTGGTTTGTATTTTTCGATAAACTGCTTCGATAACAGCTCTCGCTTTGCTTTCCGTAGCTCGTCAACCACGACCTGATAACCTTTAATCTGATTAACAGCAGATTCGATGTCAGCTTCAATCTGTTCGAGTTCACTCATTCCATTACTCCCGCACAGTAAGCCCCATTGCTCCAGGCAATAGCAGAAATTCGCTTGACATGGATTTCCGCATCCTCGCCAGGCTTTGGTGGCATACCAGATCCCTCATTGTGCCACCATTTTTCAAACAGTTCCATGACTTCTTTTTGTGTTTTCAATGGTTTCATTTGTTCATAGCTCCTGTAAGAAAAGCCGCGACTAAAAATCCAGTAACGAAGCCCAGCGACATTCCAGTTGTAATGGTTTGGACTGAGTGGCAAACAGCAAATGCCTGAGTGATCATCTCTTTGCCTCGTGAAACATTTCCATCAAATGCAAAAGATTTCTTTTTTGGATCTCGGTGAGGATACTTTCGTAAATAGGATAAACATCAGAGACATCTGATTCCTGCAACGCCAGCCAGTCCTGATCAGCAAGCCAGTCAGCGATTTCACCAGTAAAGCCAGGGGGCGGAGATGTGTCAAGAAGATCTCTGTGTTTCTTCCAGAGAAAAGCTTCAACATTCAGAAGATGAATGTCCCCCATCTTTGAGATTGGGATTATTCGTCCATCTTTGGTTTTCCAGACGGATTCTTCGATTGCGGTTTTTGTTGAGTTTTTCATGTGATGACGTAAAGCAAAAACTAAAGTCGTTCAACGCGCATTTCACGCCAACGATACCTGTAAGTCACTGGTGTTAAATCGCCAGTGTCCCGATAACCTGGTTGAGTTCGATCTGGCTTAAACATTCCAGTGCCATCACCGTTGTTTTTGACAAGGATGAAGCTGCCAAGATCAAACTCGTGGCGATAGGCACGAGTTGGCGACCTGAAATACCTATCTCGATTTGGATCAGCCGCAAAATACATGCTGTCTATTTCTCCAAGCGATACTGCAGAAACTCGGGCTCAATCATTCCATCTCGCTGATTGATATACTGCCACGCCTCATTCCATGTAAAACAGGGGCGAGTGCAAGATTGCCACCATTTACGCGCCAGAGAGCGACGCTCTGAGCGAAGCGTTTTGCCCCAGTCAAGTTGCAAGAAACGAAGGCGATTGAGCAGTGAATCGGTTTCTAGCTGAGGAGTGAGGCTGGTCATGGCTGGTAAATAGCGAGTGGTGATTGCCGGATTGGGGACGGCTCCGGCGGGCCGCGTGGTCAGGGCTCAGACAGCCTCAAGGGCAGCCAGTTGCAGCTTCAGCTCATCGAGCGAAGCAGACTGCAACCCCTCTTGCTCCTTGACCTCGATCGCTTCCATGATCTTCTGGCGCTTGGTTGCACGCTCAGTAGCCTCGGAGGCCTTCTGAGCCTCCTCCTGGCGCACGGCGATCACGGTCTTCAGAAGCTCCAACATCGCCCTCAGCGTGTCCCTGCGGGGGTTCTTGGAGGTCTCCACGAAGCTCTCCTCCTCCAGGGACTTCAGCTCGCGGTTCACCTCGATGGCGATGTTGTTGACACTGAAACCGCTACGAGAAGTAAGAGGAATGTCCCAGAGCTGTTCAACAGTCAGCTCGCCCCGCTCAGAGGGGAAGCGAAACTTTTTGCGAGAGGCGAGAAGAAACAGATTAACTTCAGACATGGTGCGTAAAAAGTGATGTGTGTTTGAAAAATGATGATCAGAACTTGATTGTAAACGGTCGCCCATCCGCAATCACGTTCACAGAGTCAGAGCGAGTGGAAGAGAAGCCAACACCAGAGAGTTGATTGTTGCTCGGCTGGCACTTGGTTTTGTTGCCAAGCACCTCGAACACTCTGCGATGCTGCTCAAGTGAACTCATTAGAAATTCATTGAAAATCCCCCTTGCAGGTTCTGGATTGAGGCACTTGTCGAGAATGAAGAAGTAGTGCCGGTTGCCCGTCTTGCTTGAATTCTCCCAGTGATTAGGGGAAAGCATCAGGACATTGACCTTCGTTGGCGTATTAGTTTTCACGCCCCACTTCTCCCGTGCAATGGCTGCACTTCCACTAAGTTTACCATGAGTCTTGATTTCTGCAAGCTCCCCGCCCTCAACGACAAGTGTCAGACAATGAACCCCAGGATCAGGATGCCCCTCACCAGGCATGGGCGAGGCGTCGCAAGAGAATTCATGGATGCTGCCAGCAAATTCAACCTGAAGCTGAAAACCTGGATCAGCGGTTTCACGGCGACAGAAGTTATTGACGTAAATCTTGTATTCGCCATCGGTAATCTGATTCCAGCTCAAATTCTCGACAGGTTCCCGTGAACGACCAAGGCCAGCGTTCATGTCAACATCAAGAATACCTCTTGTAGCGGCGTAGTAAATATGAGTTCCACGAGGATCAATGCAGTGAATGTCAAGATCGTCGTAATTGAACCACGCAAGAGAGCAGCGAAGCAGTGCATTGATGTTACCACCAGCAATTTTCACCCGCTCCTTGATCGAGTCAGCAACATCACCGTCATAGGACCAACCAAAAGCGTTGTCCCACTTGAACAGTGAGGGCGAGTCAGGAATGGCTGGGGCCGTAATACTTACAAAGTTATTCAGGTGACGGTTTTCAAGAACCAGCTCGATTCGCTTGCTACGCATTGCAATGAACTGCTCAATCCCAATCTCCTCACCCTTGCGTGTAGAAGCGGTGGGGCGCACCTCTTCCATCAAGAGATCGGTCAGGCCGCCCTTTGCCTTGCCCCGCACATCGTTGTCGATGAAGATAATGTCATTGACGCTGATGTCTTCGATCGAGGCGAAGCGACGGCTGATTGAATCCTCCAGATCAAGGCGCTTGAGTGTTGCAACAGCATCTTCAATCATGCGGGGCGTGATCAAAGCTTTGGGGCGCTTGTAGTTTGCCGGGGCAACCTTGCTTTCAAAGCTCTTAATAGCTTTCTCTTGTTCCGCCCCCTCGGAAAGATCAACAGCAAGTGTGCCAATCACCGTGTTCTTGAAGAGAGCAGCGGGATTGCCAACATGCTCCCAAGCATAAAGCTCTTTGTTTTCCGCTCTTTCGTAGCCTCGCTTCAGAGAGCGAAACTCAGCAACAAAGTTGCGATGTTCTTCGCCCCGATAGATTTGGTTGTCATCGATCAGAGTGATAATTTCATCCAGATCAGAAGAGTTAATAATTTCAAGCCCCCGCTTGAATACATGGTGAACAGAATTGACCTTGCCAATATCCTCGCCCGGCGAACGAGAGATGCAGCGACTTGGGGTATTGCCGTAGAAATGATACCAAGTAATTGCAGCATGAGAATCAAAGTTTTTCTCGTGCCCAAAACTTACTTCTTTGGTGCGAAAAACAGAAAGAATGGGGCTATTTCGCACAACGCGATCCATTT